AAATGCCTTAGCATAAGGATTAGAATAAACTTTACCTTGCTCAAATTTTCCAAATGCTTTAGAATCAACTAAACTACCTAATTTTATCATTTCGTTTTTATTTTAGTATTTTGGTCCCATATTACCCTTTGCCATAGAATCTGCCCACAATTGGAACATCTTCTTTAAATCAGCAGGTAATTGTGTATCTCTGATAGATAACTTACCTTGTGGAGAAATATGTGCAATTATTTTATAATCACCATGCTCTTCTTCTGCTCTATTCCAAATGGTTAAACCATTTCCCATATACCCAGAACCAATATCGTATTTTTTAGCTTCCTTAATTGGTTTGCTACCCAATCTCTCTTTCATAACATCCGTAGGGATATCAGCTATCTCATAATAACGATTTAGGATGTGACCCATATCTTCATATAAAGAATGTAATCTTTGATCCATTGCTTTTGCTTCTGTTGCAACTTTATCGAATGAACTACCTAATTTTTCTAATTCATTCATATTTCTCTTTATAGTGAAAGCATCAAACCAATCACCACTTTCTCTCAATGTCATTTCCTTTGCAGCCTCAACAATACCACCTAATGTTTCAGCAATCTCAACAATATCAGATTGTCTATTCATTTGTTCCTGATATGTCTTATAAGTTGATATGATTTCTAAGAAGTGCTTTTTTACTTCCATAGCCAATCTTCTATCCGATTCTTCTTTTATTTGTGCTGCTTTTACTGATTCATTAATAGATTTTTCTAATGAAAATTTTCCATTAACAATTTTTACTTCTTTTAATGGTTTTATAGATTTTGGTGCAGTTTTAGTCGCTTTACTTAAGTCCAATTTGAACTTATTCTTACTAATATATCCGTTTAAATCAAACTTTTCCATATTATGCAGTTTCTGTTATAATTTCTCTCATTAAATCTTGTGCTCTACAAAAATCACCACACACATCTGCTTGCTCATTCAATTTTCTATTTACAGACTCATTCATAGGTCTCATAAACGCACCATGTGTAGATGGGTTAGATACGAAATCCCAACATAGTAATTCAAAATCTTCTTTTACTTGAACTCTATTTCCCGATAAAGGTTCGGTTGAACCCATACCACGAGAAGATATACCTAAAAGGATTCCAGCTCTTAACAACTCTTTTAAAATGTTGCCAGATGGAGTTGGAAGTATTTCAACAGTACCAACAACATCATCACCTTCCCAATGAACCTCTTTTATATTGTGAGATACATTCTTCAAGTTGATTACAGTAGATTCTGGGTGGTCTAATTCACCCAATGCTCTTCTCTCTTGTATTAATTGCTGATACTTTTTAACCTCTCTATCTAAGATGTTTTTTGGATACACTCTACCATTTTGGTTTTCAGCTCCAGCTCTTTGAAGAACACCTTTAACTAATGTTCTACCACTAGCATCTTCTTGTATCTTACCTTCAAATAAATTGGTTTCTATTAAAAGTCCTTTCATATTATATTAATCTTTTATAGTTACCGGATATTTTTTTCCGTTAAACTCAAATTCAGTTAATCCTTCCGTTTTTGCTTTTCTAGCTGCGTTGATGAATGCTCTACCTTCATTTACCGATTTTCCTATTTTACCTTCCATTACACCAACTGCAATATCACCATGAACAAAATCAGGTTTAGATGCGTATTTTTTATTTACAATCGCTACCTTATTGTTTGGGGTAGGTTGGATAATATAAATTGGTAATGGTTCAGTAGCGAAAGTATATTTCATACCTAACTTCTTTAATTCTGCACCAACTCCCATAAATGAAGATGCTGCTTGAACTGCTGATTTAATTGCATCCATTTCCTTTGGAGAAACACCTTCTTTAACTACCGATTCTAAATATACAAACTTACCATCGGATGATGCTGCTATTTTTTTTGAATTTAAGAAATCAGCTGCTTTTTTAGCATTAGTTGGTGAATCATAAACCATTACACCATCATCTTCTACTTTTTTAAATCCTTTATGAATACTACCCATATGTTTAGCAACTTCAGGAGATAAAGATTCTTTAATTGTAGATTTTAATTTAGATAATTCTCCTTTTAATTTAGAATCCAATCCTCTTTCAATCCCCCAATTAAATGATGCTTTAACTAACATATCTAATGGTAAATTACCATTCTTTTTACCAAATGGCGAAGTTCTAATCCAATCAATATAATGTTGTGCCAATTCCTTTGACATCTTAGTTCCCTCTGCTCTCGAAGAATCTCCACTAACTATAGATTGAAGTAATTTAGTAGCCATTCCATGCGAACCTTCGTTTACTGATTCTTTCATACCTTTAAGTTGTTTCCATAATGGCATAAACTTATCTAAAAATTGATCACCAGTAATTTTACCTGCATTAGATAGAACTCTTAATTTTTCTATTTTATCCAATATATCTTTTTCGTTGGATTCGTTTACCGATTCAATTGTTCCTTTTAGTTTAGAAGCCATCTTATTAAATTCGGCTTTATCAATTCCTAAACTATCCATTACTTGTCCAACTACTTGAACCTTTTGATTATATGTTAAATCAGAATCTTTAATTTTATCAATAGCAATATCAAGCTTTGATTTTACAACAGATGGAATAGTTGCTTTTGGTAACTCCATAGCTTCATCTGCTTTCTTACCTGCTCTCAAATCTGCTAAATCAGAAGATTCTATTTCACCATCTCCATCAACATCTAATTTCTTTTGTCCGCCTACTAATTCCTCTTCCACTTTGTATGTTTCACCACCAACTTCAAATTCATCTTCACCAGCTTTTTTAGCAGCGGTTACAGCGGCACCAAATGCGTTACCTTCATTCTTTTCACCCTTACCATCCCAAGCAGAATCAATCTTATCAAAGAATGCTTTCTTTTCCTCATCACTCATAGATGGGATAGATTTACCAGCTTTTTCTAATGCTTTTTTGAAGAATGCCTGATATTCAGATTCTTCTGTCATAATGTTTTTTACCAATTCTTTCAACTGAGCTTTATTCATCTTTCTATTGTTTATGCTGATAAATTTGTTATTTTTGCGGATATTTTATTTAATCTCTCTCTGATAACATTTAAATGCTTTTGGGTTCTTTTCCAATAATCAGAACTATTCAATCCGTTTTCGTTTTTTATCTTACTATACCATTCGATGAATTGTTCAATTTCTTGTAATTGGTTTCTCATATTACGAATACCAACACCTATCTTTTGATTTGGAGTTCCTTCTGTTTTTTTTAATTCATTCCAACGATTCACACCCTCACCAACGATGGTATGGCCAGCGCCACTAGCTTTAGCCATTTGTTTGTTCTTTTTCTTTTCAGAACCCGGCTTTGTAAATGCAGCAGGAGTATTATATCCAACAATACCACCTGTGGTGGATGCTTCTTCTAATTCCTTTTCAGATTCGATTTCTCTAACCAATTCTCTAACTATCTGTCTTAATTTACTTTCCATCAACTTTGCTTTTTAATTCTTTTAATAATTCTTGAGAAAGAAGTAAAACGGAAACTTGACCATCGGATACACTTCTACCCAATTTTTGTCCTTTTAATACAGATATAGTTTCGTTTAACTTAATGGTGGTAACTTTATCGGATATTTTTTTATTCAATGAATTTAATTCCGAAATTGTAGATTTAAGTTCTTGTGTAAAATAATCTTTGAATTTAGAAGTATTAGTTATATTGTTAATATATTCTCTCAATACTTCTTTTTGTTTAGAATCTAAATTAGTATATTTCTTATTAAAAGTTTCTACTAAAATCTTATAGGTTAATAAACGAATATCTTTATCTTGCTTTTTATACATCTCAACCAATTGTTGAGCTTCATCTTGCGGTTTAACCGATTTAGATACCGGTTTAGATGTTATATTTTCAATTAAGGTAATTTTTGAATCAAATATATCTTTAATATCAGTATCTGTTGTTTTTAATGATTCAAATACTTTATATATAGACGCCAAAACTTTATAATTTGTTATAGGAGATGAAAGAAATTGCTCTGAATCAAAACTCTCTTTAATTTGCTTGATAAGATTATACTTTTCCTTATTTAATTTAGTTGTGTCCAATTTTGAATATGCTTCACAAACTGTTTCTACAAACTTTTCTGCTCTAGTTTCTGAACTATACTTCTCTTTATTTAATAATTCATAGAGACGTAATTCTTTGTTTAGTTCCTTTCCTGGAGCAAAGAATTCCTTAACGATTCTTTTTGCGTTTTCGGTCTTGTCCCCATTAAGAACCTCTAATGTTATCTGTCTTACTAAAAGTTCAAATAACACCCCAGTATTCTTAACCTTCGAGTGCTTTATTTTTTTCATTTATTTTACCCTATAATTGTTTTAGAATTCTATATAACACATATAAATATAAAAAATTTATTCTTTATTAAAATTTAGTGTCATCTAATAAGTTTTTTTCATCCAAAAGGTCGGTTTTTTCGTTTTTTTCGTTCAAAACCTTCTTTTTAGATGATATTCCATTTATATATTCTTTTGCTATTTTTTTAGTGTTTGACGAAACATAAACATCTCGTTTACGCTCCTTGTGATTTTCTTTATCCCCCAATGGGTCTCTACCATAGGGATGTTTATCCTTACCATAAGTATTACCCTCTCTTGGTCTACCACCTACATCAGGATTAGCTTCACTTTGAATCTTTGTTTTTAATTCTGCTAAATCACCTTCAACATCTTTTGGTTCTTGTGGAGCAGCCGGGTCATTACCCTCATTTTCAATAGAATTGTAACGGAATGTATCTTTAATATCATTTACCACTTTACCTCTCTCATCCTTAGAGTCATCAGTGCTCATGCCAAATATATTAGAATAAATCCAATCTTTAGATAACATCTTTAATGCTGACATATCAGTTGCCAATCTAACCTTCTCACTCCAAAGATTTACTTTTTCTTGTTCATATATTGTAGATGCGTTAGTTAGAGATAATTCAAAGTTTACCATTTCCGAATCCTCAATACCCTGAGATGCTAAGTGAACTATTGCCACTTTAGTCAATTCACTAACAATTGTTCTTTGGATTCTTTCGATTGTTCTAGCAAAACGAACATCTTCTGCAGCTAATGTTGCTTTACCATTAACATTCTCATCAAATGAAAGATAAGCTTTTGGAACTCTTAGGGCTGCAAATAATTTAGCTTTTAGATATTCAATATCATCAATTGCCGCATAATCCAAACCACCTAAGTTATCAATAGAAGTTCCACTATCACCACCCCTTACAGGTAAGAAGAAATCTTCTGTAAGGTTTTGCATATTGTATTTTAGATTATAATCACCAGTATCTTTATTAACAAATGGAACTTTCTTCATTTTGTTAATAATCTTCTGCATATAGTTATCTACTTCAGTTGGTGGGATATTACCAATATCAATTTTGAACACTCTCTTTTCAGGTGCTCTCATAATACGATGGATTAACATCGCATCTTCCATAAGAGATAATTGTTTCCAAATTCTTCTTGCCGACTCAATCATCGATTTACCATATGGAAGGAAGTTGGTGTCTGAAAGTAATCGGAAGTGAGCCATTTCATAATTTTCCCACTCACCCTTTCCTGTTCTATCCATTTCAACTTTGAACTTCACATAATTTGCATTTTTAGGATCTGCTCCTTCCAATCTCTCACTATAATATATGGATTGTGGAATTACATTGATAATACCTTTACCTTCTGCTATTTCCAATCCTAAAAAGAAATCTCCGTATTTTACCAAGTTTCTAACCCAAGGCCATAAATTGAATTCTATGTTTATTACATCATAGAATAAATTATGTAGGATTTCTTTTACATTTTCATTTGAAGAACGAATTTGTAATACATCACCAAATTCATTTTTTGTTGTAGATTCATCAGCGTATATATCTAATGCCGATGCTATAATAGGGTCATTATCCATAGCATCATAATCTCTAAAAAGTTCTCTACGAACTTGATGATATGCCATTGATTGAGCACCCGCACTCGTTTCATAGAACGATTTTTGTAATTTGGTATATCTATCTCTTAATTGTAATAGGTTCGTATTGGTTTGTCTTTCATCAACATCCACTACTTTTCTTCTACCTTTATCATCAATACGAACTACCGCAGTTGTTGAAAAAAGTTTTCTTAACCTACCAAAAAAAGACCTATCATCGTTTTGCTCTGCCATTTTCTATTCTTTTATATTATAACCTTTATTTATATGTTTACCACTTTCTACAACTCCAATATCTTGCTTTTGTTCTTGGTCCCGGCTCATCACAATTCATTCTTGCTCTAAAACTCTTCCTTCTATCCGGGTTATCTTTTTTAATTACCATCCCTTTCTGTCCAAAATTCACTTTAACAACTTTATCCGTTTTAGGGTTCTTAACATACACCTTAAACTTCTTAACATCACCTTGCATTGGTTTACCCAATTTCACTTCTCTACCCTGATATTCTGCTTCATAAACACAATTACAATTAGCTTCCGATAATTGGGTTGAATATGCTTTTAAAAAGTTTATGAAATCATCCATATCTTCTTGCTCAACATCCAATTCATCATAATCATCAATTGGATTATCTTGCGGTGTATCTCCCATAGAATATGCATTATCTACATATTCATCTTCTTTTATAAGGGTTCTTAACTTAATCATAATTTTATATTGATAGAATGGTTAAATATATTATATAAATATCAAAAAAAGTAATAAAACTATATCCATTTTGATAAATCTTCCATTTCACCATTACCAAGCCTCATAGCCCATGGGTTACTATCCATATTAGACCCCCCATAGACACCATCAAATGTATTTGTTGCAATACCACCTAACGCTTGCTTTGTTAAACTAATACCTTGCTGTTTCAATCTAAGAGCCGTATCTCTAACCCACAATCCAATTGCAAATGCCATTACCAAGTCATCATTATAACCTCTCATAGCTTCTGCCCTACCATTAATAAATATAAAAGTAAATAATTCATCTATTAAACGAGTTGAACGAACTACAATTGATTTTTCTCTAAAATATTCATCTAACTTAGATATAATCAAAGGACGTGTTTTAGAAGTGGTTGAAAACCCAGCTATCAATCCTTTCTCTTCTGCTCTGTATCTATTTGACATCTGATGTTCGACATCTACATATTTCAAATCCTTACTCATATAGAATAGGTTTTTGTAACCCCTATCGATTACCTGTTGAATACAAGCCCATCCTATATTTGCGTTCTCTATTACAAGCAATGCATCATTATATTCAGTTGAAAGAGATACTAAAAAATTACCAAAATCTTTGGTTTCAATTTTTCCTTTATATTCAGCAACTTGAGTTGAACTATCGATATCAATTACATGGGCAGTTGAAAAGTCAGCTCCATCACCTCTGGCAACGTCCGCTACAACCATATATGATTTGTTAAAATCAGGGTATTCCCATTTCCAAAGGTTACTATCAATATACCCCTTTTCTACAGGAGTTTGACAATATGTTTCTTTGTAGAACATTAAAGTTTCCGGGTCTATTACCGTATCACCTGAAGATATAAAGTCACAATCACATTCTTGTGCTGCAATTTTAATACCTAACAATTTAGTTTGCTCATCTCTCCAAGTTTGGTCTCTTTCA